GATTTTCTATCTTATATGTACGCTCTAGTATTTCATCATATAGCTTTTTAATTTTATTCTTAAATGCTTCTAACTCTAGACGACTAGAAGAATCTTCAAATAAACTTAAATGTTTTCTTTTAGTAGCCATACTATCCTGTGTAAGATTGATTCATTTGACTACTTTTCATAGCCTTTCTGTGTTGTTCTCTCATATTAAACCTAGTCATTTCATAACCAAAAGAAGGTCTAACACTGTTTATAGATATAACTCGTTCAGCTTTTTCACCACATTCAGGACATTCAATTCCTTTTTGCATATCTGAATACGAAGTAATTTCTTCTGTTATATGCTTGTTATTACATTCAAAATCATAAAAAGGCATACTTACTCCTAATTAATTTAGTGTAACCCTCTCGTGAGAAAGGGCTACTGCTCAATTAACTTATGAGCCCGGTACTACGAAAGCAAGTCCTGCGTTATTACGCATTTCTCCAACTCCATAAATGGTGTCAGAAGTAAACAAGTCTCCAAGGTACTCCTGCTTGTACTGAGTCTGTGAACGAACACCGACTTGTTCAGCTAGAGCGATTGCATCTTTGTGTAGTAATACACCTACTCTATCCGCACCAGAGTTACCTGAGGCTGAAGGACAGTTAGATGAGATGTATACGTCTACACCGTAGATTTGACCAATCTTACCAGTTTTAATTGCGTCGCCAGAACCAATAAACTGCTGCTCAGTGAATCTGTTGATACCTAGCAAATCATTAGCACAGACTGGTGGGATGATTAATGAACGATTGTCCATTGGTACGTCCGCATCGTCAAGTTTTAGAAGCATAGCTCTAATACCTGCGTCTGTAATGTCTGCTGCGTTAGAAGAGTTACCAGTATAGAAAGTTGTACCTGAACCAATGTACGCTTTCTCCCAAGAAGCTGCATCTGCACCGCCTACAGTACCGCCCTGCAAACCTTCTGTAAGGTTTAGTAGGTCAGTGTCCACCTGCTTGGCGAGAGCATAGCCCGCATCGTCAGTGTAGAACTTTCTGAGTGAGCTCAATGCTTGAACTTCTGTGATATCTTCAATCAATACAGAGTATTCATAGTGCTTATCAATCGAAAGATTGGTAGTACCGTGAGTATCGCCCTGAATTGCTACTTTTGTATTTGCTGCCTTAGCTGTCGCAGAACCACGAGTCGGTGTTGGAATGTGAATAGTATCACCTTTTTTACCTTTATGATTCAAGCGAGTAACTAATGGAGCGACCACCAAGTTCGATTTATACGCTGCGATAGTCTCATCCGACCAAATTTCTGGGATGAAATTCGCACCCGTAGTAACCGTTTGATGGTTAGTGCCGATTGCACCTGATGCCATAATATTACTCCTGTGTTATAGTATAATCAAATTATTTGACTCTACCTTCAGCATAGGCATTGTATATTTCGTCAGCTAAGTCTGCATATCTATTAGGGTCTGTTGCTTTTAGACGTATTAGGTCTGCCCTACGATATGTTTTCTTACCTGCTGTAGATTCAGCAGAACTTCTAGATTCAGTCTTACTAGATTTTAGAGCTTTCTTTCTCGTTTCTGCTTGTTCTTGTTTAACTTCTGCAGTTTTGTCAATCATTGAACGCTCTTTCCAGTGTGTCAATAATTCATCTGCTGCATCATAGTTATAAGAATCAGCTTCTTGAAATAAGTCAGTTCTAAATTTACTAGCTTGAACCCAATCTTGAAATTTAGCATCTTGTACAATGTCTACATAATCAGGATGAGTCTGTTCCAGTTGTGCCTTGCTCGTCTGTTGTTTTTGTTGAGCTTGGAATTTCTGAAACTCTTGAAACTTAGGATGTTTTTCTATTAAAGAATTAACCGCTTTATTGGGGTCTTCAAAGAAATCTTCTTCTGTTTCGTTGTTGTTTGAGTTTTGTGTCGCTTGACTTGTCTGTGGGTCATTTCTAGATATTTCGGCTTTGAGAAAACTGTCTGATAAACTTCTTAACTCTCCAATTTCTTGACTCTTACGTCCAAGTTCTTGTTCTAAGTTTTGATAGCTTTTGACTATATCCTCTACACTTTTACCTGCAAACTTATCTGGAATTTCGGAAACAGTCTCCTGCGCTTCTTCTGCAGTTATTTCTGTTTCTTGTGCTTCTAGGGTTTCTTTAGGTTCTACTGTGTTTTCTACCTCTACATCTGCTGATTCGTCAACAGGGTCTACTACTATATTGCTCATATCATTGTCTCCGCCCGTTAGGGTTATGAAGTTGTAAAAAGATGACGCTAATTGTCTAGTTCTGTCATCGCTGCTTTTGTTGCGTCTTCTAAAACAATCATCTGTCTTAGAATTGACAACTGACCTCTGGCAAACCATAGGTCTTTTTCGTTATCAATAGATTCTATTCTTTTAACTGATTCAGCCATAACCTTTAATTCTTGTATAAGGTCTGACCACCCTTCAGTCTCTAGTAAATCGATTCTATCTCTATAAAATTCTTCGTCTTCTTTAGGCATTAAGATTTTTTATGTCTATTACAAAAATTTCTAGCTGCTGCTTCGGAGCTAAAGCCCCATTTCTTTAGGGCAAGAGCTTTACGAGTAGGCTTACCTTTAGCATCTATCATAGGTCCTGCCATACCGGCAAATCTACAAGCAAAGGATACACGTCTACTATCTGTTCCGCTTCCTTGTGGTGCTTTTAGATTGCCTCCAGTTTGTGCGTTATAAGAAGCTCTACCTTTAGCATTCAAACCACCAGAAGGATTCTTACCTTCTTTACGTTGCCACGCTGCTGTCTTAGCCATATATTATCCTTGTAACTTTTCTTTTGCTGTAGCTATGTTTAATAATGTTTCAGATTGTAAGTGTTCTATTTCAGGTATATTTCTCATAGTTTCACTATCTTTGTTTTCAGTATCAGCTCTCATCTTATCAATTTGTGCTAAATCTTTTTGTAGCTTAAGGAACTTTTCTTGTATCTTAAGTTCAGTAGGCTGTGCTGCTCCTGCTTCTGCAGCGTTTTTCATAGCTTTAGTAGATTCTTCTTGAGCTTCTGCTTGAGTCTTAGATATATCTGCCTGTAGTTGCTGTAGTTGTAGCTGTTGAGCCATCTGTTGCATCTGTTGTTCTTCAGGATTTGGCTGCATACCTTGCATAAGTGCCTGTACAACTTGCTCTCTATTGTGTATGCTAGAGTTTTGGAATACAGATAATAATATAACATTAAATGCAGGAGAATCTTTAGGTATAGCTTGCAGTAGACTAACCATTTGCTGTGATTCTAGCTCTTTAGCCATAATACCCATAGTAGAGTAAGGTACAAATTTATAATCTACAACAGGATACCTGTCTACGTCAAATTGTACTTTTCTCCATAAACATTTATTAATCATTGGGATTAAAAATGTATTTTGGAAGTTCATTAGAGTACGCTTCTGTCTTTTAATTGCAGAAGATTGCTGCATAGACATACCTGCAGATGTAGCTCTTTCAGCACTACCTTGAGACGAGTCTGAAGCACCTGTACCCATTTGTATCATACTTTGAAGTGCTTGGACCTGCATATAAGTATTTTGGTCGGTGCTACCTAAAGATAATGGCATTATTGCTTGCCTTGGGTCGCCATTAGTAAGAATAGTCTTACCCGGTCTAACTTCTAGCTTGACTCCGCGAGGCATACGAGTTGCGTCGGCAGCCATCATTGGCGTAGTAGTCAGAGCTAACGAGTCAATTCGTGCTCTCATTTCTGCATCTAATGCTTTTTGCGGGTTATATCCCTTCTCACAAACGCCTCTACCCCAGAACTTGTTCGGTACGATGTCGTGTTGATACGATATAAAAGGTCTATCTTCCATCATAAATGGATTAGCAATAGCTCTTAATATGTATTCATCGTTAGCCATAGTAACTACAGCTTCGACTAACTCATCATCATTATACTCAAAATCATCCATATCCTCATCTTCAGATAGGAATCTTGCGGGTACTTTACCCCAGTATTCTGTAATTTTTATTTGGTCGTTAGCATCAGGTCGTGACTCCTCAGGGTCAAAACCTTTTAATCTGTCTACATTATAGCTCCCTTCAATAGGTATATCTCTATATGTACCATTTTCAATGCCTTCTATAATACTATGTCTAGGTTTAATTACTTCGTGTGCGACACCTAGTGCTTCTTGTATATTAACCGCAGAAGGGTCAATAAGAAATTCTTTTGGACTAATAGCCTCTACTTTAACATCTACAGATACCGTTTCTTGTAGTATTCTCTCAGTTGTCATTGTACCTTCTACAGGAACTTCTACTGGATACTTCCAAGTGTTTTCTTCTACAGATATTTTACCAATACCAGTACCATAAACAGCACCATTAAGAAATACTTCACACAGTGCGTCTTTACACCCTGTAGACTCTAAATCTTCTTGTAATAAATTTCTTACATACTCAGCATCACTTGGGTCTTGGTCTAATACATCATCTTTAATGTCAAACCATTTCCCTCTGCCAAATGTAGCCTCTTCAATTTCTGCTACAGACGATTCTACTGCTTGTTGTAGTGCGGGAGATATTAACCTAGATTTTTCAGACTGTCTAGTTTTATCACTAGCTTTCCAAATACCACGCCATAGACGATAATATTCATCCCAATTATCTAAATAATTAGAATCTCTGTGGTTTCTCCACTCTTCTAAACGAGTGTCAAGCCATCCTGCTAGTCCTTGATATTTATTTTCTTCCATCAGTATCCTGCAACGTCATCATATGGTGTCCACTCCTCTTCTAATTCTATTGTGTGCATAAAGTCTGCTACACTAACTTGGTCTATATACGCGAGTGAGTCGATAATGTCGTCGTGTGTTCCCTTACTAGGAAACTCTATTAACTGTGTCTCTAACTCGCTATTCCAATTAGAATTACGATTAAATGTAATCTTACCGTGCTCCATTCTACCTTGTAGAGCCCAAGTAATTCTGTCTGCCTTTTTCTTGCCACCGTGGGTTACGTCTGTTATGACTACCCATCTACCTTGTGTTCTCATCTCATCTTGCAGATAAGGAAGTATGGCGTTCTTTAAAGCTCCGGATTCTATTCCGACAGTAGTTGCCTGATTCTCAATTGCAGCCTGTAATATTTTAGAAGCAGTTTCTTTAATATTCCATCTACCGTGGAGTATATCTTTAACCCACCACTTATCACCGTGGATTTTAACGATTGATATAGCTGTTTCATCTAACTTACTCCCTTTGAGACCACGTTCTTTTTCCACCGACTCAAAGCCCGCAGGGTCAACCGCAATAACGTAATTGCCTTCCTCCGGTTCATTTTCATCGTACTTAATCCATTCATTTTTAAATATACCGCCAGTAAAACTTACAAACGACGCTTCAAATTCCTGTCTGAATGCTTGCGTCGACATCGTTCTTCTAGCTGTCTCTACCTCTTTAGGGTCTATTAATGGGTTATCTGTAGATGTATACTGAAATGCTTCCCAGTCTTTATCTTTCTCTGCCTCTAAGTACAAATCATAAAAATGATTCTTACCTGCAGGCGTCCCAATAAATAGTGCACCACCTTTTACATCTGAAAGTGTAGGTCTTATAATCTGTTCCCAGACTTCTACT